GCGATGCGCTCATCATCGAGGCGCTGCGGCAGGTGCAGATCCCGCACTACCGGGGGCTCATCCTGCGCAAGACCTTCCCCCAGCTGAGCGACCTTGTGGACAAGAGCCTGGTCTACTACCGCCGGGCCTTCCCGGAGGCGCAGTACAACGCCACGAGCCATGTGTGGGTCTTCCCCAGCGGGGCAAAGATCTACTTCGGCTCGATGCAGTACACCAAGGACCGCACGAATTATCAGGGCAAGGCCTTTGATTTCATCGGCTTCGACGAGCTGACCCACTTCGAATGGGAGGAGTACAGCTACATGATGAGCCGAAACCGCCCCACCGGGCCCGGCACACGGGTGTACCTGCGGGCCACCACCAACCCCGGAGGCGTCGGCCACGGCTGGGTCAAGGCCCGGTTCATCACCCCGGCCCCGCCCGGCACTCCCATCGTGGAAGCGTTCCCGGTGCGGATGCCGGACGGGACGGAAAAGGTGCTGCAGCGGGCGCGGGTGTTCATCCCATCCAGCGTCTTTGACAACCCGGCCCTGCTGGAAAACGACCCGGATTACCTTGCAAGTCTGGCCTCTCTGCCCGAAGCGGAAAAGCAGGCCCTGCTCTATGGCAGCTGGGACAGCTTCTCCGGTCAGGTGTTCACCGAGTGGCGGAACGACCCCGCCCACTATCAGGACCAGCGCTGGACCCATGTCATCGCACCGTTCCCTATCCCGAAGCACTGGAAGATCTACCGCGGGTTCGACTTCGGGTTTTCGAAGCCGTTCTCGGTGGGGTGGTACGCGGCGGATGAGGAAGGGCGGCTCTACCGCATAAAAGAGCTGTACGGCTGCACAGGCCGCCCGAACGAGGGGCTGCGGATCGACCCGGTGGAGCAGGCCCGGCGCATCCGGGAGGTGGAGCAGAACGACCCGCAGCTGCGCGGCCGGGTCATTCAGGGCATTGCGGACCCGGCCATCTTCGACGAGAGCCGGGGCGAGAGCATCGCCGCCATGATGGAGCGAGGGCCGAACTTCCTGCACTGGATGCCCGGCGACCACACCCGACTGGCCGGTAAGATGCAGTTCCACTACCGGCTGGCGTTTGACGGAGAGGGGCGGCCCATGTTTCAGGTGTTCGATACCTGCAGGCACTTCCTGCGCACCATCCCGAATCTGGTGTACGACGAGAGCAACGTGGAGGACATCGACACCCGGCAGGAAGACCACATTTACGACGAGTGCCGGTACGTTCTGATGGAACACCCCATCTCGCCGCCCCGGCACACGGCCCGCCCGCCGGTGGGGGACGACCCGCTGGAACTGCACCGGCAGGCGAGGTTTTATCGGATTTAGAAAGGAGTAGATTTTGGATATCGTGGAAGAAAAACTGCCCATCGGGCCGGAGGAGGTCGCAGAGGCGGCGGCTGTTCTGCAAAAGTACAAGGCAGGCAAGGCGGCGCTCGACAAACGGCTGGTGGACAACGAACTGTGGTTCCGGATGGGGCACTGGAAAAATTACCAGAACCCGATGATGGAGGGCAAGCCCCAGCCGTCCAGCGGGTGGCTGTTCAACTCCATCGCCAACAAACACGCCGATGCGATGGACAACTACCCGGCTCCGAACGTGCTGCCCCGCGCGGCAGACGACGAACAGACCGCGCGGGTGCTTTCCAGCATCCTGCCGGTGGTGCTGGAACAGGCCGATTACGAGCAGGTGTACAGCGACACCTGGTGGCGCAAGCTCAAGCAGGGCACCGGCGTCAAGGGCGTCTTCTGGGACCCGGAAGCGCACGGCGGCCTGGGCGAGATCGCCATCCGGCCCATGAATCTGCTCATGCTCTACTGGGAGCCGGGCGTGGAGGATATCCAGGCATCGCCGAACTTCTTCTCGCTGCGGATGGAGAACACAAGACAGCTGGAGACCCGCTGGCCCCAGCTCAAGGGCCACAGCGCCAGTGTGCTGGATGTGCCCCGGTTCCTCCACGACGGCGGGCTGGACACCACCGAAAAGAGCGTCGTGGTGGATTGGTACTACAAAAAGCCGGACGCCGAGGGCCGGGTGCTGCTGCACTACTGCAAGTTCTGCAACGGGGTGGTGCTCTACGCCAGCGAGAACGACCCGGCGCTGGCCGGGCGCGGATTCTATGACCACGGCAAGTATCCGTTCGTGTTCGACCCGCTGTTCATGGAGGAGGACAGCCCGGCGGGCTTCGGATACATTGATGTGATGAAGGAGTGCCAGACCGCCATCGACCGGATGAACCATGCGATGGATGAGAATGTCCTGCTCGCCTCGAAGCAGCGGTATGTGCTGAGCGACACGGCCGGTGTGAACGAAGAAGAACTGGCAGACCTCTCGCGGGATATCGTCCATGTGGTGGGGCGGCTGGGCGACGACAGTTTCCGCCCCTTGCAGACGGCGGGCCTGCAGGGCAACAGCCTGAGCTACCGCAACAGCCGCATCGAGGAACTGAAGGAGATCTCCGGCAACCGCGATATGACCCAGGGCGGCACTGCTGGCGGCGTGACAGCGGCTTCGGCCATTGCCGCCTTACAGGAGGCAGGCTCGAAGCTGAGCCGGGATATGCTCAAGAGCGCGTACCGCGCCTTTGCCAGGGAGTGTTACCTCATCCTGGACCTGATGCGGCAGTTCTACGACGAAGAGCGGGTCTTCCGCATCGTGGGGGCCGCAGGCCAGAACGAGTTCGTGCCCTTTTCCGGGGCCGCGCTCCGCCCGCAGCCGGCCGGCACCGTGGGCGGGGTGGAGCTGGGCAGCCGCGAACCGGTCTTCGACATCGTGGTGAGCGCCGAGAAGAAATCGACCTTCAGCCGTCTGAGCCAGAACGAGACCGCCAAGGAGTGCTATCAGCTGGGCTTCTTTGCCCCGGCCAACGCCGATGCGGCTCTGGTAGCGCTGGAGATGATGGATTTTGAGGGCATCGAGAAAGTCCGCCAGCGGGTGCGGCAGAACGGGACGCTGGCCATGCAGCTGGCCGTTTTGCAGAACCGGTTGACGGCGCAGGAACAGCCGGGGAAGGCCGCTGTGACCGGCCCCGCAGATAATTTGAGCACAAAGGCCGCGGCAGATGCCATGGGCCTTGGAAAGGAGAACCGATGATCCGTGTGATCTACAGTGAACTGGATGGCCCGGAGGGCCTGACCCTGCGGCTGGAAGCGTCCGGCCACGCGGGCTATGCCCCCGCCGGGCAGGACATCGTCTGCGCCGGTGCCAGCACCCTGATGCAGGCTCTGGTGAGCCTGCTGGCAGGGGAAAAGACCGCCCGCAGCGATGCCTGGGATGAGCCGGAAGGCCCCCGGCTGGCCGTGACCGCCGCCGCCCCGCAGGAGCCGTGGGTAGAGGGGGCTTTTGAGCTGGCCAAGGCCGGGTTTGCCCTGCTGGCCGAGCGCTACCCGGACAACCTCCGCTTTGCAGACCTGAGCCGCCGGGGCGAAGCGGCCATGATGGACCTGCAACTGTTCGCAGAGGGCGGCAGCGAGAACGGCGGCGCAGGGAGCGTCCCGGCCCTGAGCGAGGCACAGGCCCGGCAGGCCGTCGCCTCCGGCACCCTGAAGCCGGGCCGGGAGGAGGCAGCGCCGCCAGAGACCCCGAAGGAGGAGATCCCGAAGACGAACCCCGACCTGGAAGCACCCTGTCCAACCCCGGAACCGCCCCGCCCGCCGCTGCCGGAGCATCTGCCGGGCCGACAGGCCGTGGCCGCCCTGCACAGCCGCTGGGCAGCCGAAGAGGCAGCGCTGCGGCAGGTGATGCCGGAGTTCTCGCTGAAAGCGGAGCTGCAGCACCCGGAGATGCGCCGTCTGATGCAGCTGCCTGGGATGCGGATGGCGGACGCCTACCGTCTGGCCCACTACGAGGACGCGCTGCGCCAGACCGCCCACGCCGTGGAGCAGGGCGTTGTGGAGCGCATCCGGCAGCGGGCGTCCCGCCCGGCAGAGAACGGCACCCGCCCCGGCAGCGCCGCCGTGACCGGGGCAGATGTTTCCCGTATGACCCGCGCCCAGCGGGAAGCGCTGGAACGCAAGGCCCTCCATGGGGAAGTCATCACGTTCTGAACGCAGCTCCTCTGGCAGGGGAGCGCGAATCAAAGAAGTCCGTATGTTACACTGCAAGAAAGAAAGGAAAACCGTATGAACGACACTGCAATGAAGTTCGACCTCCAGCTGTTCGCCGACCCTTCCGCCGCGCTGAACAATACCTCCGGCACCATGACTGCCGAGATGAAGACCTTCTATGAGAAGCGCCTCATCGACCAGGCCGAGCCGCGCCTCGTCCACGACCAGTTTGCGGATTACTACCCGGTGCCCCAGAACGGCGGCAAGACCATCGAGTTCCGCAAGTACGACAGCCTGCCCAAGGCCACCACCCCGCTGACCGAGGGTGTGACCCCCAACGGCCAGACCCTGAACGTGACCACCATCACCAGCGACTTGCACCAGTACGGCGGCTGGACCCCGCTGACCGATGTGCTGCAGATGACCGCCATCGATAACAACGTCGTGCAGGCCACCCGTGTGCTGGCCAGCCAGGCGGGCCGCACCATGGACAGTATCACCCGCGATGTGCTGGCGGGCGGCACCAACGTCATCTACGCCCCGAAGCTGG